AATGCGCTTCTGGAATTGCAGTGCCTGTAGTGCCATTAAACTTCAAAATAGAAGGATTTTGGGAGAAGGACACACCGTTTAAGTAGATATCATTTCCTTGTTCCGAAAACTCCTTTACTGAATTTAAAGTAAGTCTGGCGTTTGGAGACAAATTGACAATAGACCTTTCTGTTTGGCTATTTATTGAGTCCCCAGCCCCTCGGAGCGTCAAGCTGCTAGTTGAATCTACGTTTATCTTTAGGCCGATTGCAGAAAACATAGCGTCCATACTCGATCCTTCAGTTATATTCAGAGTAGAGTAAACACCATCATCATCCTTCACTCCAGTAAAACCATTGTTGTTTTGGAAAGTAAAATCCGTAGATTTTAACGTAACTGAAAACCCATTTCCAATTTCAATGTTAGAATAAGAAGGGCTATCCTCAAGTATTTTAGCATCTGTTATGGTTAGTATGCTAGTGATGGCAGAATCTCGATCCAACTCTTTCAAGTCTGATTCTGAAAAATCCCAATTCGGAGCATCATAAAAATCATAAATATCCTCTTCTTCTGCATCCCAAGTAATAATTGAATCTTCTTTTTTATCTTCGCTTTCAGATGTCTCTACGACTTCCTCACTACTAATCGAGGTAGGTCTTATAGGATTAATCACAGGGTTAATAGTAGGGTTCCCTGTTGGGTCTATTTTTCGTATTATACCTCCTGTAGAGATTATAACGGCAGATTTAGCTACAGAAATAATTGAAAGTAAAGTTATGAGTGTGCGCTTCATTTCTTCTTTTTTAGTATAAAGTTTTTAAGTTTAGTTAGATTCCCCGTCAACTTACCTAACAACCTACCTAGCTTACTATCTTCAGGTACAATATAAGAAAGCGTCCCCAATAAACCCAAGATAGAAATAATAAACTCAGGCATTGATCCCATGTAAGGAGCAAGTATTTTTTCAAATAAATCTTCCATAATAACTATTTTCTGATCATGTTGGGGAGTTTAATCACATCAGGGACTTGAGTGACTTGATCATCTTCTTCTAGTTCAAATGTCTCTTCTGAATTCTCAATATCTGTTTTTTCCTCTTCGCCCTCTTCAGACTGTTCTTCAGGCTCCTCTTTTTCTTCAGGCTCACCCTCTTCAGATTCTTCCTCCACTTCTTCTTCTTCTTCTTTTTCTTCTTCTTCGGGTTTTTCCTGTTCAGGCTCCTCCTCTTTAGTCTCCTCTTCGCTTTCTTCTTTAGATTCCTCTTCAGATTCTTCTTTGGTCTCTTCTTCTTCAGATTCTTCTTCACTTTCGGATTCTTCTTCGGATTCTACAGAGTCTTCCTCTTTAACTGCTTTTTCTTCACCTTCTTCATTACTTTCTTCTGTAGGCTCTCCTTCATTTCCTTCTCCCTCATTAGAGGCTTCTTCATTTGACGTTTCGCCCTCTCCTTCTTCACCACTAGATCCTTCACCTTCTCCTTCTTCGTCTCCTTCGTAACCTTCTTCAGATGTACCGACGACATCTCCATAACCTTTTTCGGCGTATTCTACAATCGCCTCGGTAACGCCACCAAAAGGTTGGAAACCAATTGTTGTCTCAGTAAAATCGTTTAAATTAGAAAATACTTTATGCTCTTGCTCTGCCACAACAGCTATTTCAGTACCCTTTTCTTTTGTCGTTTTGGCTTGAAAGTAGGCTCCACTACCTATGGACATAGTACCAGCGATTCCAATCGTCCCTATTTTTTGAGCCGTCTCTTGCACAAAAGCACTTAAACCAGTGGCAGCACTTGCAGTTTGGGTTGTTACTCCAGCCGCTGCTGCAGCCGCCGTGCCTTTTGCGGCTTTATCTAAAATATCTTTATTTTTTTCAGCTATTTCTCCAAGTTTATCCATAGTAGAAGTCTCAGGGGTTTCACCTTTGACTTCTTGATTTTTATTTTTTTCGACTTGGGCTTCTTCTCTCTCTTCCTCTTCTGTAATCTCTTCGGTTACAGTTTCTTCTTCTACTTCAGAGCCACATTCTTCACAAACACAGGACTTTCTTTCTAAATGTTTTATCCTTTGAAGTAATGTCCATGCTGTTTCTCTTGCATGGCGATCTAAATCAGAAATAATGTCGCTATCTTCTGGATTACAGTATTTTTTAGCAAAAGCTTTTGCTTCTGAAATATCTTTACTGTGTTTGTCCATATTAATAATATATACACATATTTGGTAGCATTTTGTGTAAGTTAATTTACATGGACCTAAAAAATCTAATGAGAGAATTTCTGGATGGCGGATGGGTTATTCCAATAATTGGGGCTGCAGGAATGATAGCTCGTATGCTGAACTCGAAAGTAGAATACTGTTGGAAGGAATTTGCAAAAAATGTTAGTTCTGCAGCAATACTCTCTATGATTTTATGGTTCATTCTGCATGATGCTCCCATAAGTGATTTAGTTAAAGCTGTTTCATATGGTGTTGTTGGTGTAATTAGTCCTGAAATCATAAATGGTTTGATTGCATTAGCTAAAAAATATGCAAAAAACCCTGAAAAAATAATTAAAAAATAATTAAAATGGACTTTAAATCAAAAAAAGAAGTTGTTAAAACCGTTCAAAAACTATTAGGTGTTTCTGCTGATGGATCTGATGGTCCAGTCACTTGGAACGCTATACTAGCTAAGTTATCTACAGATGAAACGGAAGTTTCTGGAAGTAGTATTTCCGAGAAAATGGTTAATTTAGCTCGCGGAGAAATTGGGGTATCAGAAATTGACGGTAGTAACTGCGGCCCAAGGGTTGACGTATATAAAGCCGCTACTTGGTTGGACCCTGATAAGGGGTGGCCTTGGTGTGCAGCCTTCATCTGTTGGTTGGTTAAAGAAGCTATTGAAGGGCAGGATGTTTCATTCAAAAGACCTCAAACAGCAGGAGCTTGGGATTTTGAAAACTGGGCTAGAAAGCAAGGCTCAAAAGGGGTTGATTTGCGGAAGCCTACAAATGAGGACATTAAAGCTGGTGACATTGTCGTCTTTTCATTCTCTCATATAGGTCTAGCTGTTAAAGATATCGACTCAAGTGGTTATGTAGTTACTATTGAGGGTAATACTAACGGAGCTGGCAGCAGAGAAGGAGGATCTGTTTTAGAAAAACGTAGGCATGTCTCAAAAATAAGGAGTAGAATTAGAATTTTCTAGTAGAAATAAAATCTCATTAGTAGAATATAGTTTGATGTCTAAAGTAAACATAGAAGTCGATCCTAACTATATATTCTCATACGTAGTGGGTAATTCTTTGTTTGAGCCTATAGAAAAATGTATAGACTCTACAAGGTATGAAGTTTATGATGCTTTCATCTATGATTTAAAAACTCAAAATTATTTAGATCAGAATGAGGAATATCAAAAATTTTATTGGGAAGTCGTGAAATTAAAAAGGCTTGCTAGAGAAATGTCTTCTAGAGAGATAAAAAGTCTTTGTGAGGAGATAGCTGAGATTGCTCCCAAATACGTAGAAATATAATTATGGCTAAAAAAACATCAGGATCAATGGCTCCAACCAAGAAAAAGGTTAAAAATAAAGGGGTCCATTCAAAGAATAAAAACTCTTCCAATAAATCTAGTAAGAATTACAAGAAGAAATATAGAGGGCAAGGTCGATAATATCATGTTCTATAGTATAATTAGAAAATTAATAAAGAGTCTTAAGTCTTCTTTAAAAAAAATGGAAGATTTGGAGGACAAGGCTTCTGGCATTGGTGTCGGATCGTCTAGCGTAGGGGTTGGATCGTCTAGCGCTGGTATCGGATCGTCTAGCGTGGGAGTCGGATCGTCTAGCGTGGGAGTCGGATCGTCTAGCGTGGGAGTCGGATCGTCTAGCGCTGGTATCGGATCGTCTAGCGTGGGTATTGGGTCTTCCTCGACTAATTTAAACTCTCATTCTTGGCCAACTTTTAAATATTTAGACAATGAAATAGTAGGCAATCTCACTAAGACCCGCACAATGGCTTTAGATGACAACGGGACAATACATTCTTTAGGTTATAAGTCTGATATGCATATCGAGACTGATACATCTACAGATTCTATAAAAAGAAATGGCGTAGGTTATAAAGGTTTTATTGGTAACGTCGAAGCTTCCGATGGTTATACATATTTCTTGCCAGCTTACCAGACTTCTATTGGTAAATTAGGTAGGAAGACAGGCTCTATAACTTTAGAAAAGAAATTTGCCTCTTGCCCTCAAATTAGATCTGGGGCAGAAGGTAATGATGGAATTATTTATATGCCCTCTTATACGAAGACCTTGCATATCTTTTCTTAT